TATGTGATGGAAAGACAACAAAAAGCTGAAGATACTCGTCGCCAAGATGAAGAGCGTTGGCTACAGTCTTATCGTAATTATCGCGGCATCTACGGACCAGACGTACAGTTTACTGAAGCTGAAAAGTCTCGTGTGTTTATCAAAGTAACAAAAACAAAAACTCTGGCGGCATATGGTCAAATTGTTGACGTTCTATTTGCTAATCAAAAGTTTCCCATTTCTATCGAACCGACAACTTTGCCTGAAGGGGTAACTGAGGCAGTTCATTTTGATATGCAACCCAAGCCTGCAGGAGAAGGCCCGGTTCAAGAGGGTTCTATCTACGGATTTGAGGGGGACGGTCGTGATTTTCCTCCGGGGGCTACCGCCGATACTCTTCGTGAAATAAATCTTGGTTCACTTACAGACAAGCTATCTGAGGTAGAGGGACTAGTTGAAGGGCAGGGTTTAACAGCAACTCAAATAACTTTTGAGCCTGCGATGATCGCGGCAAAAAAGATGGAAAAGAAAATTATGGATCAGTTAGAGGAAGCACACGCCTCTAAGCAACTTCGATCCACAGCATTTGAGATGGCTCTTTTTGGAACTGGAATTATGAAAGGTCCATTTGCAGTGGACAGAGAGTATCCAAATTGGGACGAAGAAGGGGGATACAATCCATCAATTAAAACGATTCCCTCAACTTCGCATGTTTCTGTGTGGGATTTTTATCCAGATCCAGATGCATCTAATATGGATGAAACACAATACGTTGTAGAAAGACATAAAATGTCTCGCGCACAAATTCGTGCATTAAAGAAACGCCCATTTTTTCGCGCTCAAGTTATTGATGATGTCATCCAGATGGGTGAAGGATATATTAAAAAGTATTGGGAAGATGATCTGCGCGACTACACAACAGAATACGACATTGAGCGTTTTGAAGTGTTTGAGTATTGGGGCACAGTAGATCGTGAAGTACTAGAGACTGCTAACATTGACATCGGTGAAGACTTTTCTGACGCAGATGAAATACAAGCAAATATTTGGTATTGCAATGATCGTATTCTACGAGCCGTGATGAATCCGTTTAAGCCTGCCCGCATACCATACTATGCAGTTCCGTATGAGTTAAATCCATACTCATTTTTTGGTGTAGGTATCGCAGAAAACATGGACGATACACAAACACTGATGAACGGTTTTATGCGTATGGCAGTGGACAATGCTGTCTTGTCTGGTAATTTGCTCATGGAAATTGATGAGACTAACTTAGTACCGGGGCAAGATCTCTCAGTGTATCCGGGTAAGGTATTCCGCCGTCAGGGTGGTGCACCGGGTCAAGCTATCTTTGGAACAAAGTTTCCAAATGTATCTAATGAGAATATGCAATTGTTTGATAAAGCTCGCGTACTCGCGGATGAGTCAACAGGCTTCCCCTCATTTGCACATGGACAGACAGGTGTTGCAGGCGTAGGCCGTACAGCATCTGGTATTTCCATGCTGATGAATGCGGCGGCTGGTGGCATCAAGACTGTAATCAAGAATGTTGATGACTATTTGTTAGCACCATTAGGAAAAGCAATGTTTGCATTTAATATGCAGTTTGACTTTGACCCAGATACTAAAGGAGATTTAGAAGTAAAAGCACGTGGTACTGAATCACTAATGGCTAACGAAGTACGTAGCCAACGCTTGATGCAGTTCATGCAGGTTGCTTCTAATCCAACATTAGCACCGTTTGCCAAGTTTCCGTATATTGTACGTGAAATTGCTAAGTCTATGGATCTTGATCCAGACAAGGTAACTAACAGCTTTGAGGAAGCCGCTTTACAGCAAAAACTCATGCAACAGAATGCTCCTCCACCAGCACCTGCTCAGCAAGCCGGTGGACCACCTCCAGTGCAAGATACATCAGGTGGTGGCGCAAGCAACATCGGTGTAGGACAAGTTCCAGTGCCGGGAGAACAAGGATTTACTGGTAATGATCAACAACCAGCAGGACAATCACCGACAGAAGGCGGTGAGCAAGCTCAAGTCCCTCTGCAATAATACAAAGCAATGGGATGCGTTTTGTGAATATTTGGACATCCTAGTGTCTGAACATCACAGAAATTTAGAACAATCGGACAACATAGTATCCATTCATCAAGCGCAAGGTGCAGTTAAAGCACTGCGCTCACTTAAATACTTACGAGACGAGGCTTTATCGGATGCGTAAATCAGCAGGATTAATGACTGAGTTTAAAACAGAAGCAGGTCGTCCTATTTATATTTCAGATGATGGTGAGATTGTTTCTGAAAAGTCTGTGACAATCAATATGGGCAACAAGTTTGTTAACGTGCCTTCTATACATGACGGCATACAATATTCAGAAGATGAACTTGCGGAAATGATTCAAAACAAAGAAATCAAACCAACAAGTACACATAAAACTGAAAAGCTTGCAGTAAAAGCCGCAGAAAAACGTAGTCCATCTTTGATGTCGGAAGACACAGCCCGTGCTGTTGAGGATAAGTATAAAGAAGAAATAATTAAAAAAAGATCGACATTTGAAGCAGAAGAAAAAGCCGCAGAGTTGATTACTCCAGAAGGTAAAGCCAGAAAGCAAATGGACATTCTTTTAGAGATTGAAGAAGATCCTTTTAATGATATGATTCCCGGCGATAAAGATAAAAAAATACAATTTTATTTGGACAGTTTATCTGATCAAGAAAAAGAATTAATTAAAAAAGTTTTGGAAATGCCCAAAACAAAAATTAAATCGGTAGACGCAGATGATTACGCGGCCAATTTACAGAAAAAACGAGTTGGGGATATGAACGAGAAAATGTTGTCATTTGCAGAAGGTGGACTAAAAGATGAAGGAGGAACAGTTGACCCAGTATCTGGAAATAAAGTCCCTTCAGGATCTACTCAAAAAGAAGTCAGAGATGATATTCCTGCACAACTTAGTGAAGGTGAATTTGTATTTCCTGCTGATGTCGTACGTTATATCGGTTTAGAAAATCTGATGGAGCTTCGACAAAAAGCTAAAGTTGGTCTTGCTAGGATGGAAAATATGGGCCAGATGGGAAACTCTGAAGAGGCAATTATAGACGATTCAGGAGAGTACAATGATGAGATTGATCAACTAATTGATAATTTTGATCCTAATGATCCAGAGGTAATGCGTTTTGCAGAGGGCGGTGTTGTTTATGCACAACAAGGTGCGCTTGTGCCCGGTATGCCACAACAACAGTTTAGTTATGGCTTTATGCCTCCTCAACAACAAAGAACTCAAGCTCCAATATATCCACAGGCTCCTGATTACACTCAGTTTGTATCTCGCCCCGCTCAATTAGCCACTACAAGTGAGCCTGCACAAGTAGAAGATAGACAATATATTGGGCCTAATGGAGAGTTGATCACCATTCGTTTTATGGATGGCAAAGCACAGCAACAGATTCCTGCTGGATTTAAAGTATATAAGCCAGAAGAAGTCCAGCCTGAAATTGTAGCACCTACTGTTGTTACACAACCAGATACTGGTGGAGGAGATGGTGATGACAGAGAGCGAGAGCAAGAAGAGGCAGACAGGCTCGCTTTTGATGCGTATGAAACAAACGCAATGATAGAGCTTTCAAAATCATTAGGATTGGGTACAGAAGTCGCTGATGCATTTGCCCTAGACCCAAGATCAAAACTTGGGCCAAATGCAACACTACTGGATCACGTAAAGGCTTTAGCTAAAGTTGGTGGCCCAGTGGGTGCTGTTGCAACTAATATTAATCTTGCATCTAAAAAAAGTGATTTTTACGACACGCTTTCTAAAAATTTGAATATTACTAGGAAAGAAGCAAAAGAACTTATTAAACTTGAAGCGATACCACAATATGTGGACAAGGTAACAACCGGAGAAAGAAATTCCGTTAATATAGATATTGGCGGAAATACATATGGTGTCACTAGAGGCGGCGGTGTTGTTGGAGGAAGAACTACTTTGACTCCATCAGAAGCGGCTAGACGCGCCAACATAGAGTCGAGACGAATAACTGCGAGTGGAGATATCGGTGCTCGTAGAAGCACTGAAACTGAAGGCGCGAGAATCGATTCAGGCGAAGGCGGAATGGGACCGGCTGGGTCTGGACCTAGCGACAGCCCCAGTGGCAGAGGATCTGCTAGTGGTGCAGGAACTACGAGAGGTGAATCAAGAGATGATCTAAGTGGAACAGGTCGTAGCGAAGATACGTTTTCATCACCATTCTCTGAAGGCGGAGCAGTGCAAGAACAAACTAAACGTGCATTGAAATCATCACGTAAAAAAAAGTGATTTCATTTAACTGGCTACCTAACGCCCTTCGGCAACCGTTAGCCCCAGACATAAAGGAAAAAACATGTCAACAACAACTACTGAAATAGTAGAAAAAGTAGAGCAAGCCAAAGTAGCATCTGGCTTTGCCAAGCGTAACGCAAACAAGCAACGCATTGAAGAAGAAGAAGCTGAACTTGCTGAGTTGTTAAAAGCAAGAGAAGAATCTCCAGAAACAACTGAAGAACAGCAACAAGCTGATGATGACCCTGAACCTGAAAGCGCAGAAGAAAAGACTTTTAAGAAAAGGTATGGTGATTTGCGCAGACACTCGCAGAAGAAAGAGGGCGAGCTTCAACAGCAAATTGATGAACTGCGAACACAATTAGAGGCATCAACTAAAAAAGAAATCCAGTATCCTAAATCAGAATCTGAATTAGAAGCTTGGATGGAACAGTATCCAGATGTTGCTCAGATTGTAGAAACAATTGCTATGAAAAAGGCGCATGAACAAGCGTCTGAATTTGAAACTAAATTTAAAGCAATTGATGAAATGAAATTAGAAGCACAACGTGAGAAGGCGGAAGCTGAACTCATGCGGTTGCACCCAGATTTTGAACAGATTCGTGATACAGACGATTTCCACAATTGGGTTGAAGAGCAACCTAAGTGGGTACAAGACGCTTTGTACGATAATGACAGCGATGCTAAATCAGCCGCTCGTGCAATCGACTTATATAAATCGGACATGGGTATTACAAATAAGAAGAAATCTTCTAAGGATAAAGAGGCGGCAAAAGCGATTGGCACTCGTTCTGAGCGTTCTGCACCCGAAGGAGATGAAACAAAATCTTATATTAAAGAATCCGATGTAGCAAAAATGTCTGCTGTTCAATATGAAAAAGCGGCAGAAGAAATTGCAGAAGCTATTCGTACAGGTAAATTTGTCTACGATCTCTCTGGATCAGCACGATAAAAAACTTGACAAATGTAATTCTGTGGATATAACTATACGCAGAATCTAGTGGCCCCGAAAGGATACCCACATCAATTTGAAATGAGATGCACCGTTAATATAACTTCAGGCCAGTTGTTATAGTAGCGGTAATTCTTATTTCGTCTTCACAGAACACCCAAACTAATCAGGCCGCATATTTACTTTGGCCGGTAATGTTGCCACCCTGATTTTAGATGGCCTCTGGCGGAGTTACACAAACCATAAACCTACGCGATAAAGGAGTGTCTATCATGGCATTTAAAACAGCGGCGGGTTACGGTAACCTACCTAATGGTAACTTTAGCCCCGTTATTTACAGCAAGCAGGTACAGCTTGCTTTCCGTAAGTCTTCTGTTGTAGAAGATGTTACGAACAACGATTATTTTGGTGAGATTGCCCAGATGGGTGACTCAGTCAAGATTATCAAAGAGCCTGAGATCACAGTCAAAGAGTATGCTCGTGGTGCAACTATTACTCCACAAGATATCGATGACGAGGATTTCTCTCTTACAATCGATAAGGCGAACTATTTCGCTTTCAAGATTGACGACATCGAAGAAGCACACTCTCATGTCAACTTTATGCAAATGGCTACAGATCGTGCCGGTTATCGCCTGCGTGATCAGTATGATCAAGAAGTTCTTGGCTACCTGTCAGGTTTTAAGCAGTCTGCACTTAGCAGTGTAGCTAGCACAGTAAATGATCAGGTAAACGGAACTAAAGCAGTAACCACTGCTGGTTCTGACGAGCTTCTTTCTTCTATGAAGTTGAAGAAGGGTGATTTCGGTAATATTACAACTGGTTCTGCCGGTGATCATTCGATCCCACTAGCGGCTCGTTTGCCGGGTGCAACTGCACTTCCAACTGCAACTGCTTCACCTCTAATGGTCATTGCTCGCATGGGTCGTCTGTTAGATCAACAGTTAGTTGACACAAATGGTCGTTGGTTAGTTGTTGATCCTGTATTCATGGAGCTTTTGAAGGATGAAGATTCTCGTCTTTTAAATGGTGACTTTGGCGGTTCAGGAATTCAGAATGGTCTTGTTGTTAACAACCTGCATGGTTTCCGTGTTTATGTTTCTAACAACCTGCCTTCTGTAGGAACTGGTGCTGGGACTACTGGCACAGCTAACCAGAACTCTAACTTTGGTGTTATTGTTGCTGGTCATTCTTCCGCTGTCGCTACTGCTCAGCAAATCAATAAGACAGAAACTT